GCAATCGTGCGCCAGGTCGCCGAACGCCGGCGCCGCCACCAGCTCGCGGATCTCGTCGGCCAGCTTCACGTCGGCCGGGTCTTCGGATGCGGCGGTCACATTGACGGCGAGGCCGGACACCGCGCGTTTGCGCGTGCTGAGCACGCTGTAGTAGTGCCAGTCGCGCTCCTCCATTTCCTCCGCCAGGGTGAGGTAGTCGCGCGGCCAGTCCTCGATGGCGTCGGTCAGGATCTGCGCCAGGCGGCTCGGTGTCAGCGAGCCGGCCATCGGCGCATAGCCCCACACCGAACGGATGCCGGTGGTAGTGGGGCGCGCGATCTCCTGGGAGAGCACGTCGAGCTCGATGGGCTCGCCGTCGGGGCCCAGAATGCGGGACTTGGCCATTACATGTTCCTCACGGAGGTCTTGAAGCCGGCCGTGGTATGGATCGGGCGGGCCGGCTTGTCTTTGCCGCCACGGACGGGCACGGCCTGGTAGCCGTATTCATCCGAGAGATTGAGCGTGGCGAACCAGGCCAGCATCAGGAACACGGCGAAGTCGCCGTGTCGGTACAGGTCGGGATCCTTCAGATCCTTGCGGCGCACGGCGGCGATCTGGGGAATGCCGTCGATGTCTTCGATGGCGCGCACGTCGCTGGCCAGGTCAGCATCGGCCGGGTAGTCGATCATGCCGTCTTCGTGGCCCTGGATCAGCTTGGGCATCCAGGTGCCGTACCACGCACGGCTCAGCTTTACCTGCTGCACGCTGTCGCCGTATTTGTCGCCGGTGTATTCGGCGATCGTCTCGCCCGAGCCGGTGGCATCCATTGCGCCGCCGCAACGGCGCGGCAGCCCGTCGATCAGCGCCCACAGGATCTGCTCCTGCTGGCGCGTCGGCACGTTGTTCATCTCGATCACGAACGGCACCGATCGGCGCATGTCCTGGTGCAGCGCCATCGGACCGGCGACGGAGAAGTCGCGGTGTCGCGCGAAGTCCTGCGCGAACACATGGCGCTGTGTCCGGTCCAGCTTCGCCAGCTCGGGCTTCAGGTAGCGCTCGATCCAATCCGTGGCGAACGCTTCGCGCTCGGCGTTCGACTTGTTGGTGAAATCGCTGTCCAGCGCCAGGCGCAGCACCTTGCGGCCGGCCACCATCGCCTGGTCGATCCACACGCCGGGGATGCAGACACCGTTGCCATCGCGCGGGATCGCATCGAGCTCCTCGCGCATCGCGGCCTTGCGCGTGCCATAGCCGTTGCGGATCTTGTTGTACCAGGCTTGCTTGCCGTCGGGCGTGGCTTTCCAGCCCTTCATCAGGCATACGCGCTCGTACAGGCCATTGCCCACGGCGTCGTCGAAGCCCACGGTAAAGACCTTGGCGTCCTCGCCGTACTGGCCCTGCTCGATTTCCCGGATCAGCTGGTTGAACGGGTTGTTCTTGCCGTTGTGGCTGGAGATGATGACGATCTCGCCGCCCCAGATCAGCAGCGCGGTGGCGGCATCGAGCACGCCCTGCACATCCTGGTGGAACGCCGCTTCGTCGATCACCACCTTGCCCTGCAGGCCGCGGATGTTGGCCGGGCGCGACGACAGCGCGGTGATCTGGAACCCGCTGGCGAAGCGGATGCGGTACGACGTGATGTGCTTGGTCTTGCCGGTGTCGTCCTGGTCCTCGAACAGGAACTCCTCGATGCCGGACACGCCCTGGCCCTGCGCCTGCGCGATCACGCGCGCGAACTTGGCGCAATAGCCGATGAACTCCAGGCCTTTTTCCTTGGTGTCGCCGATGTAGTAGACGTTGTCGCCGCCGGCGGACTTGCGCGAGGCGGCCTTGATCGTGTCGTCCAGCGCCTCGGCGAAGGTGATGCCGGTGCGGCGCCCCTTGCTGGCCACCTTGATCGACGCGTGGATCTTCAACCAGGCCGACTGGTGCGCCATCAGCACGCCGGCGGCGATCGGGTTGAAGCCGTCCGGCACGTCGCGCACGCTGGCCGGCAACTCCTCCCATTCGATGTTGCGCAGGGTGCTGGTCAGGGGGCGCAGCGAGCCGTCGGCCATCAGACGATGCCCAGGACTTTCTTGCGCCAGAACTCGGCCTGCGCCTCATCCATGCCCTGCGAGCGCACGGCCTCCTGCAGGTTGGCATCCTGTTCGCGCAGCATCGCCTCGCGCGCTTCCTTGGCGATCTGCTGCCGCTCGGCCAGGCTCATCTTGCGCGCCTCCAGCACATTGCGGGCCCCGCGCGCGAGCATGCCGATTTCCTTGATGCTCATGTCTTCGGCATCGGCGTCGGTGGCCTTCAGCGCGGCATGCGTGGCCAGCGTGGTGACGGCCTGCACCAGCAGCTGGCCGGCCCGGTCGTTCGGGTCTTCGCCCAGCTCGGTGACCAGGGCGGTGCCGGCCGCCTGGATATCGCGCATGCGCCCGGCCAGCTCGCTGACGTGCTGGCTGTAGCGGCCCAGTGCGCTGCGCTTGATCGGCGTGTCCGGGAATTTGGCCCGCACCAGGTCGAGCATTTCGTTCAGGGTGTGCTGGTCCTCGCGCAGCAGCTTTTCGAGATAGCTGCGCTGCTCGGCCGGAAGGCGCTTGATGGTGGACTTGCGCGGCATGGGCTTACCGCGGGCCGGGGCGGCGCACGCCCGGCTGGATGGTGCGGCCGGCGGCGACGTCGTCGCCGCGGCCGGTGATGGTGGCGATCGCCAGGTCGGGCACTTCGGGCAGGGTGTCCAGCACCACCAGGGACTGGTCGCGCAGCCAGTGCAGGTCGGTGGTCACGTCGTCACGGCTCGCCGCGATGCCCAGGCTGTACAGGCCGGCGTGCAGGTTGGAGCTGTTGGCACGGTAGCCGGGCTGCTCGCTGAGCAACCGCAACAGCACCAGGCGGCGATCCTCCCGCAGCCGATCAATGAAGGTCTTGGTCATCGGTCGTCCTCCAGCAAGTGTTCCTGGATCGTTCGCAGCATCTGGGTCATGGTCTGCGTCTGGCCGCTGATCATCGCGACGGTCTCCACCACCTCGCTGATGCCGCTGCGCAGTTCGGTCAGGTCGCGGTGCGTGGGCAGGTTTTCCACGCGCGCCTCCAGCATCGTGATGCGGCGTTCGGTCTGCCGGCTGTCGGCGGTCTGGCTGGTGATACGCACACCCACCATCAGCAAGCCGATCAGGTTGATCAGCAGCAGCGCGATGATCACGATGATCACGGTCTGGTTCATCGGCGAAAGCCCCTGTTGCGGTATTCGAAATCGTGGGCGCAGCTCGCGCAGCGGCTGGTCTTGTGCGCCAGTGCCGCCAGCCGTTCCGGCTCGATGGGTTCTTCGCAGTCGATGCATATGCCGTCGACGGACATGTCGCGCGGCTGGTGGCTCGCCGCCTGGCGGTGGCGCTGCATGGCGCGTTCGCGGTCCTGCTCTTCGGCCGCTTGTGCTTCGTCAACGGTGCCCACGGGGTTCCCTGTCGATCATGGTTTCGGTGGCACCGTGGGCAGCGTGGTGATGCGCGCCGACGCGGCCCGGTCGATGTTGCATTCCTCCAGCGCGCTGCGCAGCGGCTCGATGAATCCCAGCCCGTCCAGCACGCACACCGCGGGCGCACCCTTGAACAGGCACGCCTTGGGCGGCGAGGCGGGCTCGGCGATCGGCTGCGTCAGGTCGGGGAACAGCGGCACATAGGTGGGCGTGGGCACCTCAACGACTTGAGGCGGCGGCGGGCTGGGCCTTGTCGATGCCGTATCGAAACAGCCGGTCAGATACAGCGGGGCAAATAGGCAGGCGAGCAAGATCAGCGCAGTCCGGGCTTTCATGGGCAGTACTCCTCAAGGCGGCGCGTGCGGCGTCCGCGGCTTTTCGTTGGGCTTGGGCCTTGTCGCGATCGCGCAGCGCGGCCTCGGCATCGGCATGCGCCTGGCGCAGCTCGTTTGCCTGCGCGTCGAGCTTCTTGCGCACCGTGGCCAGCACGCCCTCCAGCCCGGCCTTTTCGTTGTCGGCGGCGATCGTGGCGGCATGGGCCTTGGCCAGCTCGCTGGCGTTGCGGTCGTTCGCCCAGGCCTGCCCGCGCACGAAGCCGGCGCCGGCGCCGGCGGCGGCCACGGCGAGCAGGATGCCGACATCGGCGGCGAGCGTGCGGATGCTCACGTGCACACCGCCTTGCCCGACCAGCCGGCGTCGATATAGGCGGGCTCCAGCACGATCAGGATGCGGCGCACGTAGTCGCGGTTCTGCTGCCAGGCGCCGAGGCCGCGCGACCGCTGCAGCGCCACGTTGCCGAACCATGCATCGCGCGCACGGCCGTGGCGCGCCGCCAGCTGCTGCTCCTGGTGCAGGTGCAGCTCGCCGCCGTTGTAGGCGCTGAGCCCGAAGGCCCAGCTGGCGCAGGCATCGCGCCCCGGGTTGCGGCGCACCAGCCAGGCGTCATACACCGCCGCGGCCAGCGCGGCCTGCTGCGGGTCCCAGGCATCGAACTCGCCGAGCTTGTCCGGGAACGTGGCGGCGATCCACTTGCCGGTGGCAGGCATGAA